AGCGCAGGTTATGAGCTACACGGCAAACGTCGGTAGTGTTGACCAGATCACCAGCGCCAGCATTACGCTTGAGATCACCGATGAAATCATCGAGGTCGCACCTGCTTAAATTCCTTACTCAATAAGACCGGGGGTCTTGATTTATGAAGCTAACAGATTTTAACTCAGTCGAAGGTTCTAACGAAGGTGCAGTGCTTTACATTGAGCACCCAGTTACCGGAGAGAAAACAGACGCTTGGATTAAGATGGCAGGGCCAGATTCTAAACTTGCCAAGCAACGCCGAACCCACATCCAAAGGCTTCTTCGTGGCAAAAAGAATATCTCTGACATTGACTTAGACACTCTTGAGAAAGAAGCGCTGGAGACTCGTGTGGCGCTAACGCTAGACTGGGGTAAAATTGAGCTAGACGAACAGCTAAAGTTTTCTGAAGCTAACGTAAGGAAAGTTTACACCGAATATCCTTGGATCGCTGAACAGGTTGATGCCTTCCAAGGAGATCGTTCGAATTTTTTTACGAGCAGCTCGGTCGGGCGGAAGACTTCGTAAAGTTTAGAGCATATCTTGATACAGCCCCAGAGGGGCAATCAAATCCAAGACTAGACTCTTATTATGGCCCAATGCCCGATCCGGGCCAGCTTTTCTACATAATCAGATGGCTATTTGAGGCAGGCCCGATAAGTCACTCCCCTATGGGGGTGACGCCTCTTGACTGGCAAACTATTAAGTCTTGGTCAGATATACAAGGCATAGAGATAGAGCCAAAAGAAGCTGAAGCACTTAAACAATTATCAATTTCTTACTTAGTGCAACAGCAAAAGTCAGAAGACAAGACTTGTCCACCTCCTTGGACAGACCCAGACCAGATAGACCGAGACAAAGTGGCTGACAAGGTAACTTCTACCTTCAAGGCCATAGCAAATAGAAGGAAGAAACCTAGTGGTTGATGTAGCAAGACTGCAAGTTGAGGTCGATTCTAGGCAAGTCAGAAAAGCTAATCAGAACTTCGACGACTTTAGCAAGAGCGGCAAAAGAGCAGGCGGTCAAGCTGAGAAGTTTGGCAGACAGACTGACAAAGCCGGTAAGTCTGGAAAGAGGTTTAATTCTTCTCTAAGCAACATGAAGGGGCTTCTTGCAGGCTTAGGCATAACGGCAGCAGCCGCTTCTATGCTTAGATTTGCAAACAGCGCAATCAGCGCTGCCAACACGATTGACAACCTATCTCGAACTGCTGGCGTAAGCGCCGAGACTTTGCAAGAGTTGCGATTCGCCTTTGGTCAACTTGCAGGTACTACTGACACAGAAGTTGACGCTGCTCTTCGTAGATTTAACAGACGCTTAGGTCTGGCAGCAGATGGCGGCGGTGCAGCTAAAGATACATTTGAACAGTTAGACATAAGCCTTACAGATACTTTTGGAAATGTAAGGAGCGGAGAGAGCGTTCTTGACGAACTTTTGTCAAGGCTCGCATCAATAGACAACGACTCTCGCCGAGCAGCGCTTGCATCACAAGCATTCGGTGAGGACGCAGGCCCAAGGCTTGCTGCTGCTTTAGGTAAAGGTGAAGAAGCGGTAGAGTCTTTAAGGAATCAAGCGTTTGTACTAGAAGGCGACATGATCCAAACAGGTTCTAGGATCAGCGATGAACTAGATAGGCTGTTCGGTGATATTCGCATTGCTTTCCAAGGCGCTTTCCTTGGGTTTGCAGCAGACAACGAACAAGAAATTCGTGAGCTTTTTGGTGTCGTGCTGACTGGCATGGCAACAGTTGTCAGAGCTAGCGACCAGATTGCAGGGCCGCTTGGCGCTGGCATCATGGGCAGAGTTCTTTTCGGCAAGAAGGGAATGGTAATTGGCTCCTTGCTTTCTGCTACGATCAACACTGTTAATTCGGTAATTGATAGGCTTAATGAAAATACTGGGCAGGCTTTGCTCCGACTTCAAGAAAGAGAAGAGCAGCTTCAGGCTACTATAGATTCTTATCCTGCTGCACACCCTGCAACAAGAGCTGCTCTTTCAGATTTAGAGCGAGTTCGCTTAAAAATATCTGAGCTAGAATCGACTAGGATGAACAGCGTTGAGGTCGAGAACCAATACGCAGAAGCAGTACAAAATTCATCAAGTGCAACAGATGATTTGGCGGATAGGCTCTTAAAAGTAAGAGATAACTTCCTTGAAGCTAACTCTGCGGCAACTAGCACAGGTGGAGCAGCAGGCGACCGTCAATCGCCTATGGCCAAGCTGAGTTCTGAACAAGAAAAGGCTTTGCGGGTTCTTGCTCAGTATGATGAAGAGCTTGAAAAGTCTTTAGATCAAAAGCAAAAACTAGAAGAGTTGACAGAGGCTTACGAAACTCTAGGTGTCGAATCAGAAAAAGCTGGCAAGTTGGCTGCACAAGTTCTTGATGAGAACACTCTCACTGAATTTCAGCAAGGTGTTAAAAACGTTGCAGATGCCATTGAGGGAGACTTGTCAAGCTCCCTTGCTGACGTGATTATGGATGTTGAATCACTTTCTGACGCATTTGCTTCCCTTGCAGAACAGATTGCTCGGACTATCATCCAACAGCAAATAACAGACCCTTTTGCAGAGAATATTGCTAACTTCGCTACACAAAGCGCAGGAAATATTTTTGGAGGAGGAAGCTCATCTGCGCCATTACCTCCGGGAGCATTAGGTAGCAGCAGCGCTGGCGGAGGAGGCTTCTTTTCTGGAATAGGGGACTTCTTTGGAGGCTTCTTTGCTAACGGCGGCAATGTCCAAGGGGGAACTGCTGCTATTGTAGGTGAGCGTGGCCCAGAAATGTTTGTTCCGGGACAAGACGGCCGCATCATTCCTAATCATCAGATGGGTGGTGGTGGCGATGTAACTGTCAACATCATCAATCAAGGCGGCGAGCAACTGCAATCGGAGAAACAAGAGCAGCGCCGTGGGCCTAATGGCGACATGACTATTGATGTAATGGTCAAGTCTAGCATGGATCGTTTGGACTCACAGGGTCAGCTTGACGGAATTTTCCGCCGTCACGGCGCTCAACGACAAGGGCAGTTCTAAGATATGGCAACTTGGCCTACCACTCTACCACAGAGTTTGCATCAAAATGGTTTTCAATACCGAGTTCCAGATGGTTCAATCCGAACTGACATGGACACAGGCAAAGCATTCCAGCGCCGTAGATATACGGCAGCGGTCGAGCCTTTCTCTGGTAAAATATGGGTTACTCAGGCGCAATATGCAGCTCTACTAGATTTTTGGAAGAATACGACTGCAATGGGAAGCCTTGAGTTCGATTGGAAGCACCCTATTACTGGTGATCCAGCAACTATTAGGTTCATTTCTAATGAGCCTTTGTCTGTAAAACCTCTTTCAGGCGATCAGTATGAAGTCAACCTTAACCTAGAGGTTATTCCAAATGGCTCTTAGTCAAGGAGCTTTGCAGGCTGTATTGGCCTCTGCTACTGAAAAGGTTTTTCTTGAGTGCTTAACTATTACGCATTCTGAAATAGACACTATTCGTCTTGTGAATGATTCAGTTGATTTAGAGCGCTCACTAGATACATTCAAGCGCTTCCCTTTTCAAGTATCAGCAGCAACACAAAGCCAAGATCGCCCGCCTGCAATTAACATTACAGCAGATGCAGTAGATCAAAGACTGGTTCTTGCGCTAAGGTCATTAGCTGGCAAGAGAGAAGTGGCTAACATTCGGTATGAGGTTGTGCTTTCTGAGACTCCCGATATTGTTGAGTTTGGCCCAGTTGATTTCGGCTTTGATTCTGTAAGTGGCGATTCAGCGACTAAGATAAATGTTCGAGCATCTTTCCTTAAAGGTGCGTTAAATGATGCTTTCCCATCAAGGCAGTTTGCACCTAGCAATGCTGGATAAGTATAAGCCGTTAGTAGGTGTCGAATACGAGCCACCACACGGCTGTTTTAGATTAGTAGCCAAAGCCTTTGAAGATGTCTACGGCATTGATCTTGGAAGACAAGACGAAGGTTTAGAGGAAGCAGAGAACAAAGACCGAACAGCTCGAGTGCAGCAAAAGCTGGTTGAAATGACAGAGCAGGTAAACGATCCGCAGGAAGGCGACGTAGTTATTAT